TGTTAAGTTTGCACCGCTTAATACAGTGAAATCATTAATTACCGTAGTTGGATCGATTATAGAACCAGAAGCAGCGATTGTACTACCAGAGATTTCAAAAGCACGAACACCGTTAGTGTCGATAGCTAATGAACCTGTGCTGAAAGTAACTTTAGTCATTGTACCATCAACCACTGATTGAGAGTAAGCTTGATTAAAGTTAACATCTGCAAAATTTGCAGCAGCGATTGTAGAAGAACCAGAAGCGATTGAAGAAGAGAATTGGTTGATTGAATAACCAAAACGTCCTTGACCATATAAACCACCAGAAGCTAAGTTACCAAAGCCACTGTTAGCTGTTTGATTCAAAGTACCATATACTGATTGACCAGCTTGGAAAGGCTTAGGAATACTAGATCCGTATTGGAAATCTAAGTAGAATACTAAACCAGCAGGTAAGTTCATTGGTTGAACTGAAACGAACTCTTTAGAAGCGATTTGACCGAAGATCTTACGAACTAACGGTAAAGCAACTCCAGCCCATTGTTCACCATTACCTGGTGTGAAAGTAGCACCGTTTGTAACGTTACCACCTGTTGATGACTGTTCCATCACTAATTGCTTAGCTTGGTTTTCTAAGATTGTAGCCATGTTGTTTCTATCGTAGTCTTTTAAACCCTCAAGTAAACCACTTTTAGCCCATTTCTTAGACAATTTTTGGCTAACACCCAATTGATCTTGGTATGGATTAGCGCTCTCTAATAGAGATTGTACTAAATTTGACATTGTAAAAATGTATTTTGTTTTTTAAAATTATTATTTAATTCCAGCAAGTGTCTGCCATCTTGAATACAAGGCGTCAGTTTCTACGATTGGTCTAGCTGGAGCAGAGCCAATTGGTTTTGATGCAAAACCTACTGATTCTTTTAATGAAGACTTTTTAGTGTCTGCACTAACTGATTCTAATAGAGTTTTGTATGTGTTTTCAACCTCTTTAACAGATGTTGCTCTGTCAAATGCGTTGATAACTTTTGTTTTTTGAGATTCAGAAAGATTTTTAGCTTTGAAGATCTTATTAACATACATCAATTTAGCATTGAATAAGTTAATCTCATTTAATTCAGTTTTAAGAGCTTTGATAGTCTTAACGGCTTCGTTAAGTTCTTTCTTCATTTCTTCAACTTTATGAGTGTCAGCAGCTTTAGAAGTAATTTGTCCACCAGGAATTTCTCCTGCAGCAGCACCTTCTTCAACTTTTTCTTCAGCTTCTAATTGAGCTAAGATTTCATCTAATGAAATTTCATCATCAGTATCCATTTCAGCAGCATCATCAGTACCTAAATCCATAGCTAAGTCAGTGTCAGCGTCTAAAGCAGCAGTGTCAGCAGCCATATCACCACCTTGTAATGTCATGAATACATCACGAATGATGTCTTTCAATTCACCTACAGTAATGTCTACAACTTCTTGTTCATCTGTTCCTTCAGCATCTTCTGCACCTTCAATGCCTTTTGTTAAATCTTCGCCAGCTTCTTCTGCCTTATCGTCAGCTTCAGCATCTTTGTCATCTTCTTCAGTGTCGTCATCATCTTCAGCTTCGTGAAGTTTGTGATCGCCATGAGAAGTTTTTGCTTTCTCATCATAACCAGTTTCGCCTTTAGCAGTATGTGCTTTTTCATCATAGCCAGCAGTTGTAGTAGTTTGCTCTTCCAAGTCACTACCGTTCATGTCGTCTTCTGATAAAGCATCTAATTCTGCTAAAATTTCATCTAATGTTGATTCTTCCATGTCAGTTGATTCGTTCTTGTGCTTGTCATCATATTCGATGTCTTTGGTAACTTTCTTACCTGCTTTTTCAGCATCAACATCTTTTTTATGCACCGACTTACGCTCTTCCATAGTTTCATCTTCTGCTTCTTCGATGTTTTCAACAGTCTCTTGGAACATAGATTTAACTAGAGGTTCGAAGTGTTCTGCAAGAGTAGCTCTAGCTGATGCTAGTGAGGTCTCGCGTACTGCTTTAGCATCCAAGATAGCCTGTCTAAACAGTTCTTGATTACTTTCCATTTGTAATTTTGTTTCGGGGATTGCCTATTAGAGTAGTGGCAATATAAGTGTAATAAGAGAAATAAATACCATATTAGGATGGTATACTATCATAAATAGCAAGAGCCCCTTGAGAAGGAGCCCTTTAGCGAAAATATTTTGTTTTTACTTAATACAACATACGCCAGATTGTGTACAGATAATGTCTGAAATTAATCTGTTAATGCTATCTTGTTGTGCGTAACCTTGTTGTGGATTGTAAGATTCATTTAATCCTCCTACTGGCTTAACATAAGCACCATAAGTACTTGGAGTTGAAACGAAATCCCAGCAAATTAATTCTAAGTCATCTTCAACTTGAACAAGACCCTCACCTATTGCTGTAACAGATCCCATTGCTCTTGAACTAACTCCAACACTAATACCCGCTAAGAATAATTCTCTTAAAATATTACCTGAAGGAGTATCTAAGATTTCAAATTCTCCATATAAGTCTTTTCCTTCCCACCACATTCTTGTAATGTTATGACAAACATTCTTTAAGTTTATGATAGAGGTTTCTGGATGATCTAATTCACCTAAAGCTCTTTTCTCGGCTACTGGACCCTCTATGTACAAAGCTACTTGCTTATGTAAGGTACCGTAATCGTAAATACGCTTATTGGCATTAGGTTTATCGGCAGCTTGTACCTTTCCTGATACCAAGAATTTAGATCTTGGATTCATTTTAGCTTCTTGCAATTGCTGCGGTAGGGGCTTAAATGCTAAATACTCTATTAAAACTTCTTTATTCATTATAATGCTTTAATGTCTCCAGTGTTAGGAACTTCTGTATATCCTTGTTGCTTTAAAGCCGATTGTGAGTTCGGACTAGAAGCTGTTACAGATTGTTTACCTTTTTTAAATAAGTTTTCTTCTAAGTCATCTTCACCTAAGACGTCTTTAATGGCTTTCATGATCTTCTCTTTTAAGCTCTTAAGTCTATTAGGATTTGATGGCTTATCTTTATCGGCATTCATATTGCTTAACCAATTTTGAGCGCGTGCTCCTTGGTCTGGCATTTTAGCTAATGGATTCTCTGTTGGTTTTTCTTCGGGATTAGGAACATCTTTCTTAGTTAATATATTACCTTGAATATGATGAACTTCACCTTCGTCAGTTTTTACTGTTGCTGTATCACCGTCCCATTCTGTAATCTCACCTACTAAGGAGTTATCTTTTTTTTTAACTCTCGCACCTACATTAAAATGCTCGTGCTCAGGATTGATCTTACTTATTTCGCCTAAGATATGCTCTCTTAAAGCTTTTACTTTCTCTTTACCAGGAACTTCCATTACCTTTGCAATGCCCTTAGCTTTTTTAGGAGTTTGAGTCATTTGCTGAATACCTTTACCGTTCTTAGCTTTCTTCTTTTCTTTCTTTCCTAATGAATCTTCAGTGTTACCTTTTGCATCTTTCTTAATAACTTTCATCTCATTAGGCTTATCAGTTAAATTATTCTCTTTAACTTCTTTCATCTTTAAGTCTTCGTCCATAGCCTTTACAGCTTTAAAGTTAGCCAATTGAAGTTGCTTGTAAGCATCTGGATCTTTCAAGATAGTATCAACTACTTTCTTTCTAGCCTTAATATAAGCTTCATCAGTAATTTCAGGAGCTTGAGCTAATTCATATTGAATACCATGATATACTTGATAGTAATTTAATTGATCAATACCTGGTGCTGGAGGAGTTTCTGCATTTGGGTTATGTCCGTAAACACCTTCTGGCTTTGCAGCCTCAGATATAATACGCTTTCCTTTTAATATCTTAACAGAATCATCGTAAGATGTTACTGGAGATACATACTGAGGAAACTGCATACGCACATTGCGCATGAAATTCGATTTGGACATTTTACCTTCTAAAAGGTCTGTATACTGTTTTTGTATATTTTTCATACTAATAAATAGTTTATCTTCCTTGTCCGCGGTAAGCTTTTGGCCTTGGACTGTGTTTATTGAAACTCTTTTGTGCTGAACCTATTTTCCTCTTTCCGAATGAAACTTTGTTGTTACTTCCAGCTGACTTAGCTTTTGCCATTATTTAAGACCTTTTACTTTTGTATAAACTTCGACAACCTTTGAATGAATTTTTTCGAAAACCTTCTTAGTATTATGCTTATATTCTACTGTTGATTCGCCTTCTGAAAGATCTTGTCTCATTTGAGAGGTAAATTCAAGTAGCTTGGTAACTTCTTCTAGTTTGTGATTAATCATTTTAGCGGCTTGATGCAATTGATCTGATTTAGGTCTCATTGCAGCCTCTCTTTTAAATTGAGAATAAGCTCTAGACTCTTCTAAAGCTTCTTTCCAAAGCATGTCAACATCAATGCTTTTCATTTTCTTACCTGCCTCTTGAGCAGTTGGTGCTTTTGTAAACCCGACGCTAGAATAAGCAGAGAGATTTTTAGCTCCTTGTTTGTCTGTCTTAGCAGGAGATCCAGCAAGACGTGGTGCGTCTTCTTGGTACTTCTTCTTTCTAGTGCCTGCAGCATACTGTTCACCATTACCGGGAGTAAATGATGCGCCATTTGTAACACCGCCGCCGGTTGTAGAACCACCAGCAGGAGCTGCAGCTGCTCCTCCGTCTTCAGACAAACCTAAAGTTTGCTTCATGATTTCGATAGCTCTTTCAGGTTGGATTAATCCTTTTTCGATAAGTGCAAGAGTGAATTGAATAAGCTCCTCATCAGCACCTAAGCTAGTCATAGAATTTTTCAACCAATCTTGATCTACTTCTTCACGTAAAAATTGTGTAGCAAATTGATTATTCATTATTTAGTAGCTTTTAACTCGCTGATTAACTGGTAGTATTGCATTAAGCCGATAAGTACTTCGTCTTTAATAGACTCGTTAGGACTCATAGGTTTGATGAAATTTAAAACTTCGTTTAATTTAATTTGAAGAACTCTATCTTTTGTAGTTAATTTAAACCCTGTAATTTCAGTCTTAACTTCTAATAATTTAGTATTTAAGTAAGTTCTTAGTTTTTTAGTATCAGAAATATTATTAATATATTCTTTTAATAAATCTTTTTGGTTTTCAGATAAGCCTGAATACTTATCGTTGAATTTCTCTACTAAGATTTTGTAAGCTAATACTCTAATCTCCTTATCTTCTTTCATGAACTCCTCTACTACCTTAGAAGCTACCTTTCTTTCAGTTAAAGATTCTTTAGTAATATGTTCAAGAAGAGTTAACTTATTGGTAATGAGTTGCTTTGTATCAGAAAACTCCTTAGAGATTTGATTCTCAATAAGGGTGTAGATAGAAGCATAAATTTTATAAGTCTCAATTTTTGCTTTAAAGAAATTATCAAGATCGTAGTGCTTTTTGATTTCTTTAATTAAGTTGTACTTCTCTTTATCTAACTTAACTCTATCAAGCTTTTTGGCTTGTTCGGTAATAGTGCTTACTAAGATTTCAGCCTTATTTTCGTTAAGTTTCGGTGCGTTTAACACAGTACTGTAAAGATTGTACTCTTTTCCTAACTCTGTGTCTGTAAAGTACTTCTTAAATATCTTTACGGCTTTGGGATCTGTGTTTGACATTAAGTCAGACGTTGCTTGTCTGACTAGGAGTTCAAATAGTATCCCTGTGTTTTTATATTTGCTATGTTTGATCATTACTATTTAGCTTACTAATAAATATCAACGTGTTATATTAAATCCGAGTCTGGTTTAATACGGTCTTCATTAAGTAGTTGACTTGGTTCTTCATACAGATTTACCCTTTTTCCATTGAATAACTTCTTAAGAGATTCTTTAGTTTGAAGGAAGGTTGCAGTAGTTGCAGTATATCCTTCTTTTAAAGATAATGGACTTCCACCGTGGAACTTGTGTCTCAATGAGTTACCAGCTTCGCCTGTCTGTGGCTTTGATTTTAAATCGTATACTCCCATTCTATCTCTTCCTAAAGGATCTTCTGCTGTATTAATCAAAGAAACCTTACTCTCAGGTCTTCCTGGAAGTTTAGTAGGTTCTGAAGGATTCTTCTCATTATATCCTTGAGGAACATTTTCGCCAGAAAGAGGTGCTGTACCATATCCACCGTACATTGAAGCAATTTGATGTGGCGTACCATATGCTGCTCCTGATTCTGCCGGATCGTTCCCTTCCTCTTCAATTTGTTTCATGCGGAACATTCTCTTCTTATCTTCAATTACTAAATCACGGTATTCATCAAACTCCTCTTCAGAGAATTGGAATAATTTATCATAAATCCAGTCTGTAGGTAAGAAACTATTTTCCATCATCTGTGCAGCTAAGTCCATCTTCTCTTTCATTAGAGCCACTCTCTCTTGTTCGTAAATAATAGAAGGGGTAGTTAAAGCAAGATCGAAATTAGTTAATGATTCATCATCGTAACCGTGTGCATATAAGTGTACCAATGCAATTTTAGTTAATTCTGAAATAACGATACGTTGAATTCTCTCAATAGTACGTGCAAATCTAATATCTTCTGCAGCAAGTGTAGCCTTACCTGTTAAATCTTTTTCATATCCTAAGAAAGCCTTAGGGATTTTCAATGCAGCAAATAGCTTGTTAAGAAGGTAGTTAATATCCTCAATCCCGTTGTATTCCAAAGGCGGAGCATTGTCTATCCTTGTGGATTGATCATTACCACGTACAGGAATGAAGAAGTCTTCAAGCATATTCTGTACATTGTAATTTAAATTGTATTGACCAGTCTTTCCATCAACAAGAGGAGTTTTCTTCATCTTATTGATCATACGTTGCATGTAGTTTTCTACCTCGTTTGGAGGAATAGCTCCTACATTTACATAGAATATTCTTCTTTGCGGTGCACGAGTTAATCTGTGAATTAACATCGCATCTTCCATCAACACATATTGCTTATACAACCTACGACCTGGTTCTAAATAAGAACGGCCATAAGGTAGGTAGTTAATATCTCCGATTAATCTCAAGTGAGCCATTTCGTAGTTATAAAACGTAATACCTAAATCTGTATTTTGATATGAAGTAGAATACCCTGCAGTAGCACCTAATGCTGCTGTTGGATCGTATTTAAAAATTACTTCTGATGGATTTCTTGGGTTAGTTCCTTCCAGTCTTACAATGTTATAGGCTGAAAATGGTATTACATTATAAACACCGTACTTTTCTGCTACTTCAAGCTTAAGAAAGAAGTCACCGTACTTACACATATTCCTAATCCAGAACCATAGATTGAATTCAACATTCAATACGTCGTAAAAAAGGCTGTAAAGTATCTTTTGAATATTTTCGTCTGCTGATCTGATCTGAACTACATCTCCTTGTGAATTCTTTAGAGTACACTCGTCAGCGATAATGTCTAACGCAGAAGCAATGATTGGATCTGTATCCATAGCTTCGTAATCGGAATAGATTTGAACACGAGCTGATTGATAGTTCTGTGCTAGGTTTAAATTTGTACCATAAGAGGTAGAGGTCGTATAAATACGATTAAAACGATCGACAAGTGCATTGGTTTGCAATACGCCGTCTACCTGAATATTGTCTACATCTACTGTTCTTAACTCTCCGCCATCATTTCTGATAATGACATCAGTGGAAAATAGCCTTTTTAAGGTTGAGAACAGATTTCTCTGCGGTTGTTGTTTTTGTTCTTCTGCCATATCTAATAAATATCTTTGTTATAATAACCAAGTCACATCATCATAGCCATTACCTACTGGCATTTGCCATGGATTTTGTTGATTAGCGAAGTTTCCGCCGTTGTATACTTCAAATCCGCTATCTTTACTTCCTCCTGTTTTATTGTAGCTATTAAGACTTGCATAGGTTAAATCCATTGCAGTTTGTCTAAATCTAATAGCCGTATCGCGAAGGAATAAGCCAATGAACCAAGACATTACTAAGTCATCGTTATATCCTTGAAGGGCTTGCGCTTTTGCATCTCCGTCTGTTCTTCCTTTCCAAATAAACACCCTCAATTCATCTAATAACCTTTGAGATCTAATTATTACTTGTTTTTCGTGTATAAAAGATTTTGCTTTATCAATTACAAGGGGTCTTGTTTTTGAGGTAGTTCCAAAACCAGGAACCATTCCATCTCCTCTATCAAACTTACTTACATATAAATCAATCTGAGTACCTACAACATCAGACTTAGGAGAATAGTATAGATTAGTATAACCTATTTCTTGAATAGTAGTTACTACGTCCCATCCAATGTTAGCATTCTCTACAACTAGTAAAGCATTGTTCCACTCTACTGCTGCTGCAACTAATTTACGTGAGAATTCTTTTGTAGAAATTTGTTCTTTATATTCAGCCACCTGTACCATTGTATCTACCTCCATAACATGAAAGGCAGAATAATCTGCTCCATCACCTCTCGCTACGTCGGCCGTAACCATGTAAGTCTTCATCGGGTCTGGATAATCAAATAACCAATATACCTGTCCTATGTCTCTTCTTTCTATAGGCTCTCTAACAGTTTCAAGTTGATACCAATTTAAAACTTCAGGTTCAATTACTGTATTACCTGATGTACTAAAGTCACAATCACACTCCTGTGCAGCAGCTCTTATACCTAAGTCTTTAGTTTGCTGTTCACGCCAGTCTGGGGTACGTTCTGGGTGTACAGTCCATGGTAAGCTAATTGGTGTAAAATTATTCTCGTCATTTTGTGCACGTACGAATTGTTTATGAAACCAGTTACCAACACCATTAGGTGTAGATAAAGCAATACATCGACCTCCTGTTGCTAAGGTTTGTTGAGCAGCAGTAAAGATGTCTTCAATACGATCAATGAACGCAGCCTCATCTATTACTAATAGCGATACTGCCTCTGAACGTGCAGAGTCTGTAGCTGCTGATACAGCTTTAATTTGTGAACCGTTTTTTAATCTTAAACTTAATCTATTATGTTCCAATACTGGAAGTTGCATCCAAGAAGGTAAGTTATCGTAAGCAAATCTTACTTTAGTTACCATATTCTTGGCAGTAGCTTGTGTAGTTGCAAGTACAAGGATGTTTTTATCTTGTTCAAATAACATCATCCATAAAGAAAAAGCAGACGTTAGGGTAGAAATACCTAACTGTCTTGACTTATTAATTATTGTGTAATCGTGCCTTTGTAAAAGACGTAAAACTTTCTCCTGAAAAGGATACAAGTTAAAGGTCATTCTCCCTCTAGTAGGGTGTTGAATTGTGTAATACTTCTTCATGAAGTATACAGGATCCTGTTTGCATTTAATAAGCTCCTGCTTTATAGCATCACTTATATTTACTTTGGACATTGTTTGTTGTTTATAACCTATTACCCGATATGATCGTCTGCAGTCATGTCATCGTCATCGTCAACAGTGACATTCATAGCTTGATCTAGGTCGGCTCTTAGTTTTTTAATTTGCATTGGTATATTGCCAATTGCTTGCTTATATTGATCTAAACCAATCACATTACCTTTTAATTGCATAAGTAATTTATCTTTTTGTGCTTCTAGATCTTGTAATTGAGCTTGTTTTTTATGAATGCCTGTTAAAGATGTATCACCTTGCTTAACATCTTTTGTAGTAGGTTCTGCTTCGAAATCTCCATTATCTGTACTTGCAGTAGACCAATCGTCTTGATCTTCTTCTTCGCTTCCGTCGTCAAACATCTCTTCATCATTACCAACTGGCATAGTTAATCCGGTGTTATCGTCTTCTGCAACAGGAGCTTTATTACCTATATTAAAAAATTCTTTAAGATTAAGTTTCATATTATTAATTTACTAATAAATAGTTTAATACTCAGGACCAAAAGACATTGCATCAGCAACGGGAATGGCTTTATGTTGAGTTATTAAGGATTTCCACTCATTCTTAGAGTATTTAATACCGAATAGGTAATATTCCGGTGCTTTTACTTCACCTTTTACGTAAACTACTGCAGGTCCTTCTGTAGAATGCATCTTTGCTACCTGTCCTGTAGTCTCCATATAGGTGACTGTCTTACCGCATAGTGTATTAATTGTTTTTATCGTAGTATGTGTTCTCATATTGGTTTATTTAACAGAAAATAACGAAAATATTTCGTATTTCCAACAAAAAACCTGGCTTTTTTAAGGCCAGGCTTAGGAGCTATAATACTGAGACTATAGCGGGGCATTATTTCTACGATTCAGTTTCACCTGCTTCTGTTTCTTCCGGTGTTGGTGCTTCTTCTACTTCTTCTGGTTTTTCACCTGCTACGGTTTCTTCTCCTTCTGCACCTTTTGTTTCAATTGGATTACCCATTGAAAGTAATCTAGCAATTGCATTTGTGGCTCTTTCTCTCTCACCTATAGTTTGTAAGTAAAATTTCTTACCTGCTACAGATGCTTCATAAGCTTTACCTAAAAAGGTTAAAGTGAAGAATTGACCATTGTGTAAAACAATTTTAAAAGTAGTTGGTTTAGGAGCTATAATATAGATACCTGTAATATAGTCTTTATATGCAGGAGACATTAGCATCTCTAAAGTCTTTTGTAAAGTTGGATACTTAGCTAACAAGAAGTTAATTGGATCGTCTTCAAAAGACTGTACATTAGGCTCCATTCTCTCAACTTCCCTAAGTATTAATTTTTTTATAATGTCTCTGTTTGTCATATTATGATAATAATGCGTGATATTCTTTGAAATGTTTAATACGATCTGGTAATCCTATTGTTCCTCCATTTACTCTCTTAGTAACTTTAGTTACAACTAAATCAGAAGCTCCTTCATCGGCTATTATATGCAATTTGTTCTTATTAAAGAACCAAGCTGCTGATAATAATGCATATTTTTCTGCAACCCATTGTGGATTAGCAGCAATATCTTCATTAATAGCTTTACCAAATGCTGTGTAATTGTCTTTACCGGTTAATTGAATATAACCGCGACCACAGTACTTAGCTCCATCGCCTGTTGATTCAGCGCCGTTGCCCATCCTGTTACCGTAAACCAAGTTAGCAATTTTTTCAGGCTTTCTTTCATATTCTTTTGCTTTTACTTCTGTTGGAAAATATTTTTTAAATATACCTTGAAGACCTTTAGCAGAATAATTTAAATTTTCTTTCGTTAATCTAAATCCACCTGATTCATGTCCACATTGTGCAAGGAAATGAGCAAGACGCAAAGGAGTATTGATTTCGAACTTCTGCATTACGCCAGGAATTTGTTCAATTACCTTGTCAGGTATATGTCCTTTTAATTTATCTAAGTTCATAAGGTTTATCTTTTGATATTCTTCCACATTGCTGCTGCTGCGATCTTTTGTCCCTTCTCACCGCCGCCAGCTGCTTGTGCTACTTTCTCAAAACCTTTTCCTTTCTTACCAATATCTTTACCTGCTTGTGCTTTTTTAACTACAGCAGACTTCTTTTCTTTACTTAACCCTGCAGATGGTTTTTTCTTTTCAAAAACATTATCTTCCATTTCATAATCATATCCAACCTCTCCAATAAATTCGTGTAACTCTTCTAATGCTTTTAAAATTCCTACTTTATCTTGAGTTGGAATGTTAGAATTAGTTGAAATATTGTTCATTAAATTATCTACTGCATTGTCGGCTCTTTGAATTTTCTTCATATCAATACTCTCGTTTATGGTATTGAAGCCTGGTCCTGGTTGTTGCATCTCTGTGGATTGACCTGCCATATACTCAGCTATTGAATGTAAGTAATCAGAAGCAAGTGTAATATAAGAAGAGACCCATCCAGGTAGATTATCGTTTTGACCCATCATACTTTGAATCTTAGATGCATTTGAAATAGCATCTTTAATTTCACTTTGAGCCATTGAACCTTCGTGGTCTTGTCCGTGATTCCAATCACGTCCACAATCTTCACATTCTGGTAGTAAACTTTTTAACTTTATCATTTTAACAATGGTAATTTAAATATCTTTGTAATGCTTTCGCGTAATGTGTACCTTTATTTTTTAGTTTACCTTTTGCAGATCTTACTCGACTGCAAGAAAGTTTACCTAATCTATTCTTTAAGATACCAGGTTTAACTGGATCATCAATTCCTTCTTTTACTTCTTTTACTAAGTCAATCAACTTTACCATGCTCTGCATGACCAGTAATTAGCTTTCCAACGTGGTCCTGGATTTTGACAATGATGTCTTGCTCTATAGCTCTTTCTTCTAGCAGGAATATGTTTTTTTATTCTCATGTTAGGATCACCGAAGTTAACTTTTACAACATTACCTTTAGCATTCTTAACATATACTGATCTCTTTTTTGGTCCGCCTGGAGTTAAAAAAGGCTTACCTAAGCTAACTTTTCTACCTTGATACTCAGCTTCATTTAATTTGTTATAGTTTTCTACAATATACTCTGCAAGACAATGAGGACAGTATTCATCTGTCTCATCCATAGCGTTTATTTTCTTTCCTGCAGCTACTGCTTTCTTATAAGCTTCTGAACCTTTACGAGCAGGTGCTTCACCGCGTTCTCTTTTAGCATTAATATTTGCCCAAAGTCCTTTGCTACTCTCTTCATGATCTGCTCTCACTTGATGAAACTCTATAGGTCCATCATCATCTATAGTATGCATTTCGTTAGTTCTTCTACTGCAGTGGCTCTTACCCGTTAAAAAAGGTTTAGGACATGATGTTCCTTTTACGTGAACATGTCCGCATTTGCCACAGCAAGTACCTTTTGCTTCTACCATTACTTTAAATTTTTCAATTTATATTTTGTAGTTTCAATCAACTTAACCACTGTATCTACCTCATTTTGAATATAAGAATCTTGTGGAATTTTAGTTCTAATAGTTTCTACATACTTTGATAAAGCATCAAAATAAGTTATAAATTGACCGTCTTCTTTAAAGCTAGCAGGAGAGGTAAATCCTCTTTGGATACCGTATCTTCCTTGGAAACTTTCTACTAAACCGTCAAATAAATCAACGATTTCATCATAGTAAACACCCAGTGCTCTATGGGCGGCATCTGATCCAATACCTTCTACTTGCCAGTGAAAGATGTGGGCTTGTGTTCTAGAAGCCATCAGAGTCGATATCAATTGTACAAATTCGTCCATTATTTCATTGGGTTTTCAGGTAATTCTTTCTTAGTTACTTTAACAGCTTTATGCTTATCACGTAAACCTTTTATCATACCCATCTTTCTTTCAGCTAACTGGTGATGACCTTCAGATAATTCTGGGTTATCGGTAGCTTCTTTCATATGAGCATTAATTTCTTTTTGCAATCTAGCGATATGTTTATCGATTTGACCTAAAACATGGTCTTTCTTCTTCTCTATTTTATGTAAATGCTTATGAAGCTCGTTAATAGCTGCTTCAGCTACTAAATTTGCTTCTTCTTCCTCGTGATAAACACCATGAACGCTGTTTGGTTCGAATTGACCAATACCAAAAGCATGTGTATCATGTACTAAATCTTCTGGAGAATGTTCGGGAGATGGCTTTAATACTACGAAAATTTTACCTACTTTATCGTCGCATCCTGGATGATCCCAAGATGGCTCTTGATCCATAACTGGCATTTCCATGCT